TATGACCAATAATGCCCCTTAGGGCATTTGCCTCTGGCGGAAACCCCTTTGGTTTTACGAAACCCATGTGCGGATTGAGTCTTAGCCGCCTTCCGAGACTCAGGCAACCGCTTAGGGGTAGTAACAGAGGGAGCAGTGGAGGTTGGGGATGCAGAGGGCCCACCAACTCCTCTGGAAGAAATTTCTCTCTGTAGCTTCTCTAAATCATAACGAAGACGAACAGATGGATCAGTAAAATAATGAAAATTACGTATTAACCTATCCGGACGGAGATGATAATAGGGGGAACTTGGCTTATCCCAACGGTAAACAGGATACCAGTCTTCATCAGTAGACATTACAAAATTAGTAATGAGACCAGTACCATAGATCCCCATCAGAGACCAACAACCAGGGTAACGGGCTCATGAGTAACAAGACCTAGAAAGAAACCTAGGACCAGGTGCTTCTGCTCAGCAGAGAGCTTAAGCAACATCCTTGCACAACTCTTTCCCAATTACTTCAATCTCCAAGGCAGAACTTGCAGAGAAATTGTGAGTTAATGAAATCAAACCTGCAGGAAAGAAGAACAAACCCCAATTGCGCATAGCAGCAGTATTGTCACCACCAGCAGCCACAGGCATGAGGTGATAGACGGCGTTAGTGGAATCACCAGTATCCTTAACAGAATAAGGAGGCTCTTCCAATTGCTGGTCCTCTGCAATATCAACAATCTCACCAGAGGTAAGAGTTTGAGTCGCCAGAGAAGCAAGGGGATTATTGAAACCAGTAACGGAAGTGTGCTCAGTAGCATCCGGAACTTGTTCCATACGATCCGTATTGTAAGCCATTACCATACCCACAGAGTCCCAAGTCTTGACTCCAGCGGCAGATGTAGCCTCTGCCTGATGGACACCCAAAACAGTTAGTGTCCAATCATCAACAGGAGCTATCTCATCAATAGAATCCCATTCAATATCAGCAGTCACAGTAGGTGAACTAGCAAGGGTAGTGTAAGTCCACTCCCCACCCTGGAGACCAGCAGGCTCGAGTTCTCCACTCCCTACCATCCAAATTTGTGGATCGAGGGAACCGTTGGTAAGATGATCAGGAGAGAAATAAGGACGTAATGTACGACCATACTTCCCCATTTCTTTCTTAGTAACTCCTGCATCCTTGAACATCTGATTCCTGGCAAAGTGAAATTTTCTAAAAGAATTCCTTACTTTCCAAGTATTCGGTATCTGAGAAATAGCAAGAACATCCTCAGCTGCACTCAATGTGCGAACCTTAGCCCAATACCCATAGAGATGACCATCACGATCGGTAACCTCTTCATTTCGGGCATTTAAGAAAGACAAATCTCTAGCAAGATTGTAATACTCTGTATCGCTTCCTGTTTGGGCTGTATAATTCAAAACCCCTTCTCCTATTGACTTCATGTTTATCATCCTGCAAGTATCCGGCGTAGCCGAGGAGAGGACGGGGACACGGGTGGCTAATGATACTTTAGTAGATACAAAGTTAACAGAGCCTATAGGCTCTAGCAATTCTGCGAATAATATACCACCCTGGGCCGAGGCGGGCTCGGTAGCCATAACTAGACCCAAACCTAGAGTTAAGGTTCTTCAATGGCTGAGGGATGTGATCGGACATGTTCGCTCACGTACCCTAGAACAAGATAAGGCAGGCTTCACCTGCTACGATTGGACAGGAGAAGAAACAAGCTTCAGATCTGCTCTCCTTTGGAGGTGGGTTAGTTGGGAAACCCACTTCGCAGAAAGATGCAAGACATGCAACACCAAATATTCACGCTGGAAGAGAGCTAGACGAGCCATGCAGAAGATCACCGATCGTGGCATGGACATTTGGTTCATCACACTAACCCGACCTAACATCACAGGAGTGCCTGCCCTGCCCTACGTCCAGGAGATAGATCGGGATATGTGGATTAAGGACTTCAAGAAATTCCGTCGTACGAAAATATGGAAGGAAACCTTCGCCGGTGGCTACTGGTTCTACGAGTTCACAAGTCACTTACCTGGAGCAAAGATTTTCGATGGCAGTGGCACCTTCATCAGAGAGGTGCAAAACCACGAACTCAACGGGCATCTCCATATCCTCGCCACTAGTGAGGGAAGGATACCAATGAAGGAGTTAGCCGCCCAGTGGGGAAATCGCGTGGACTTCAGAAAACCGAAACGACAGACAGACGTTATGCGGTATCTGAGAGGTTACCTGGTCAAATGTGGAACTCAAGGAATCAACATGAGACCATTTGGGGACATACACAGAAGCGGGCCGCAGCTAGAAGATTAGCGAAACTTAGACTTCACACACTTCTTTTTCTTGTATGACCAATAATGCCCCTTAGGGCATTTGCCTCTGGCGGAAACCCCT